TTGGAACCATCATAATAATGTACTGTTTGTTATTGGTAAATCCTGCTTCATCAAGACCCACTTCGATATTGGCAATAGCTTCCGCAGCACTGAATGGATTGTCTAGTTGTGCATTGGTACGTCCTGCACCTGCATCTCTGCCAATGATACCGCCAACGTCACGAATCAGTATTGCCACTTGTCCTGTTTCGCTTAGTGCTCTACAGAATAATTCAGTGTGTCCTGCGTGCCATGGTTGCCATCTTCCTAGCATCATTGCAGTTGGTTTTTGCCAATCAAACATTATTTTTTTCTTTCTATATAATTCTGTACAACTTCCATCAACTGATGTGGTGTGTCATCAAACCATTTGTGTACGTGATAATCATACTTGGAAGGTGTTTCAAACATTTTATTTGTATCTTCAAATCTGCCTTCTGCAATTGTATCCATCCACACTGTATAATCTGGACCAAACTCCACTCGTGCAGCTTCTGTAGGACATACAAAGTCTGCAATTGCAGTTTTACCTGCACGAACAACTCCGTCTGCTAAGAACTTCATTCGCATTGCCTGTCGCATGCGTCCTTCTGGTGTGAAGTCCCAATCATCATAGTGTGTTCTAACTTGATCTGCGTTTATCCATATGCCATTAATTAGTTCAGCAAAAGGTTCTGCCAGTGTGCTCTTGCCACTACCAGGAAGTCCAAATATTAATATTTTCATAGTACATCCAAATTAACATAGGAATGATAATAGCAAACTGTGGTAAAAAGTTTAGTATAATTGCTTTTTCATTCCATTTATATCCCACATAAATCCAACCACTAGCACCTATCATTTGTAGTATGCTGTTCCAAGGAGTTATGCCTGCAACATGCAAAACCATAGCACATAGTATGGTTACTGCACTTGCATATTTAATGTAAACCAATAATTGGTTATTATTTTTTATTGCCATTTATTATATTGCTATTTTATTATTGTAGGTGCTAAACATACGCAGTGTGCGGTCTGTTGCTACGCCTGTTATTAACATTGTACAACGCGGGCCTAAGCCGGCATTAGCAGTACAGTGAGGAGTGTTATACCAATCAAAACTGTATATTTCTCCAGCACGATAGCCTGTGTGTACAAAGTTACCGTATTGTAAGAAGTGTCCCGGTTCCCAATCATTTAGCATAACCATAAAGCGATATACACTATGTGGATCTTCTGGTAACCATTTTTCAAGTTTGTCTATGTGCAAGTTCCACACTTGTCCAGGATGTTGTACATGCACACGACTTTGTATTTCTTTTTTATCACCACCTGATAAATGCAGTGCATCTGTCATACGTTGAAACACAGGCAGTAATTCATATTCAAGGTTAGTAAGCACCAGGTCAGCATCAGCACCAGAACGAACTAAATCATATTCTTCAGCATCAATTTCTTTACTTGTTCCATCTTTAGGATTTCTATTACGCCAAGTTATTGCTTTGCTTGATTCAACGGTCTCTGCCAGTTCTTGACTCCAGTCACCCATAAAACGCCCGACATATTTCATACTGTCATATGCCGGGTCTGTTTTAAATGCATCAAAATGGTAGTCAGTTCTGGGCTTTAATGTGTCCCAATTGCTTTGCATTATTTTGTTAACTCTTCCTTGTATATACTTTTAAGTCCTAGTGCTTCTTTATTGAACTTCACTAGGTTCTTTAATGTTTTTTCACTAACAAAGGTCAACAGTTTATCACGTTGTGCATCACCTGCTTTGCCAATATACCAATCATACTTACCGTTCTTTTTGATCAGGTTAGCAATTGCAGTAGGGTCCTTGCTCATTGCAGTTAATGCGGCAGCAAGTTTGTCTCTATTTGGATTTCCTTTGTTTACCCATAATGCTTTTTGTAATCCATCACGGAATGATTTTACCAATTTGTAAGCATTATAGAATTCGCCTTTAGGGGTTTGTTTCCAATATACTTCATAAAGTATTTCCATTTGTAATCCTGGAAAGTTTGGATCATCTGCATGTGAACCATCTGGTTGTAGTAGTCCATGATGAAACCAAAGTTCTGCGTTGGCATCTGGTGCAACGTGCTTCTTATAAGTTGCTGGATTTTCTCTTGTACCTGTAAGTTCTCCACGTTTGAATGCTAAACGTCTTTCGGATGTTTTCATTCCTTTAACCCAAGTAACATTTTCTTTAAAACATGCAATGTATTCTTCCATAGTTAAGTCAGGACCACATATAAGCAATGCCATTGCAAATGCTTCCGGAACCATTCCTGAACCTGCTGGAAATACTGGCTTGTCCATATCAGCACCTTTGCGTTTACCAGCAATGATGTTTAGGTTCATCATGCCAACACTATCGTACTGTCTGTAATCATAGTCTACTTGTTCTTGTAAAAATGAAACACCGTTACCGCCATGTGATACCATTACAGTTTTATCATCATTTCGCATTTCGTTGTGCCATTTGTTAAATCCAGGAATATCTCTCGCCCCTGGTAACATTTTAATATTGATCTTTTCACCTAAAAAAGGTTCTAGTTCTTTGGCAATTATTTCAGCCCATACAGTTGTTCCTTGTCCTGCTCTTTGTGGTACAACAAAAGTATAATCAGCAACTGCCGAAGTAGTGTATCCTAGCAACAGTGCTAGTGTTAGTAGTAATTTACGCATCTTGTTTCTCCTATGTTATGCATAATCTAATTTGCTGCGTTTGGTTAAACCCCAAATTAACACAGCTATTACGACTGCTATCAATGTCCAAAATATAGGACGAGTTAACAGTCTGTCGAATGTATACAGACCGTGCATCTGTATAGTTAAAGCCTCAACTCTTTCTGCAAGTATAAAACCAAATAGCATTGCAGGTCTTGAGAACTTGAATTTCTTTGCACTGATTCCTACTATGGAGCAGATAATCAACATAGCATAATCTTCCCATCCACCTGTGTATTGCACACATGCCGCTACTATAAACGTTAACAACAAGGGGAAATAGTATTTGTACGGTACAGTTGCAATCATTGCAATATACTTTGTTAGCCACAAGCACAATGCACCAACCAATAAAGTTGCCAACATAAATCCATATAGCATACTATCAAAGAATCTGGTGTCTTGTGCTAGATCAACAGTACCAAGTTCAAAGTCCAAATACATAAACAGACCAATGATAATGGCCGCAAATGGAGCCCCTGGTATTCCAAACAACACTGTAGGAATCATTGATGTTGCCTTTTGTGCATTGTTAGCACCTTCGGGTCCAATGACTCCTCTTATGTTTCCTTTACCAAAAGGCACCGAGGGATTCTTTGTTGTTGCAACTGCTTGACCATATGCCATCCAATCTGCCATTGCTCCACCTAGTCCTGGAAGTATGCCAATAAATGCACCAATGAATCCTCCACGTAGTGCTAGCCAACGATTTTCCCATACTGCTAAGATTCCTTCACGAGTCTGTGTTCCGTTTGCAGTGTTTGGAGAAGCAGTTGTGTGTCTGTTTTTAAGTCCATCTAATAATTCTGGTATAGCAAACAAGCCTGCAATCATTGGCAATATCTGTACGCCATCTGCCAAATATCCCCAACCAAATGTAAAACGATCAGCATTTGTATTTGGATCAACTCCTATCATTCCAACAAATATTCCAATACCTAATGCAATTAATCCTCGTACCCACCATCGGTTACTAACGAAAGTAACTGTCACTAATGCAAGCAAGGTAAACGCCCACAGTTCTGGAACACCAAATATCATTATTAGTCCTGTATACCAAGGCAATAAAAAGAAAACCAAACTACCCCATAGTAATCCGTTAACAGTTGATGTTGTTACTGCGGCACTGATAGCATAGGTTGCACGACCTTGTAGTGCTAGTGGAAAGCCATCTACCATTGTTGCTGCCGCACTATTAGCACCAGGTATGCCCAATAGCACACCTGTGTAGGTATCACCTGTTGTTGATGCAGCCACAACTGCCATTACAAAGATAACTGCTAGATAAGGATCTGGAAACATCATCATAAAAGGAAATAAGAATATCAATCCAGTGGTAGCACCTGCTCCGGGTATAATACCTATCAGTAATCCATATAATGTACCTGCCACAAGGGCATAAATTTCCGCCATAACGAATCCACGGCCATAACAGCAGTGCCTTAAAAAATTTAGGGGGTTTTACAAGCGAACCCTTTTACATTCAGAAGTTGCTTGTAAGTGTATTGTTTTTACTTAGTACGCCAAACAAAGTACAGTCGATTTTTATGACTATCTGTGCGTAGGTCAAGTATATCAACATTTAATTGGTCAGCACAATTGACCACAAAGTTAGCGTCCCAGGGATAAAAGTGTATCCAGTTTGATTCATCTTTAGGATGTGGCAATCCTGGATTGGCACGGAAGAACAGTACTGCACCTGGGTTGCATAAACTTACTGCGTGTTCTAATTCTGCAAATATCTTTGATGTTGATCCAAAGTTGATTGAACCCAATGCCAACACTGCATCAAAACGTTCTTCAGGATGGTAATCTAATGTTTTAACACATATATCAGCGGCATCATTGAATGGATCAATACCAATTATGTTGTCTATCTTGCCTCGAAATTCGTGATAGCCACAACCAATGTCTAACACACGACGTGGCTTTAGTTGATTGATCTCACCAATCAATGCTGGTCCAGAATACTTGTACTTTGATGTTTCACTTTGCCATACATGCCTAAAGTAACCATCTAATACTTTATCATCTATTCTGTCAACCAGTTCACCAATGGTGTTGAACTCTACATCCTCAACGTCTACTGCAAACGTACCACGTATTGCTTGACGCATTGTTTCTGGATTGCGTATCAATTGTGGTGATACGTGTATCATGTTTTCCAGTTTGTGTAATATTTTATGATTCATGTTTGCTCCATTGTTGATACAGATAGTCTGCATATATCTTATTGGCATCGTAATTCATATGATGGCCGTCTCTATTAACATAACGTAACTTGCTATCAACAAATTGACCAAACTGTTTTGTAAACATATCTGGATGAGGCTCAGCACCATTGAGAAATTCTTTGTATGTTGGCCAGCTAGGACCTCTAAGATTATTATATGAGCTTTCTATAACAATAATTTTCCTATCTGTTAAAAGATGATCATTGAAGTTTACAATATTATTAAGATCCAAGAAGAATAAACCTTGCTCCCGTAAGAATTCTTTTTCAGAATCTGACCAGCACCATCCTGGCAATATACATTCAATTGCATTCGGTATATGCTGTTCTAAAAAATATTCAAAATTTTCTTTGTCTTTGTTTACATCTTGTATAAACTCTCCATTGATCAAGCGTCTATGGAGATATGAGTACATAACAAATGTATTCTGTACATCAAATACTTTACAAGCACGATTGTAAACTAGTTTAATTGCATCATTACCTGCTCCGTCCATGCCCAAGTTTACAGTTGGTATATCAAAGTGTTTTGCTAATTGACTACACCAACTATGTTCAACAGGACCGCCTAAATTTACAGTAAAACTATCACCTAGAGATATGTTTACGGGCTTGCCAATGTACTGTTTATAATCAGTACCTCTGAATCCCCAGCTGTTATATTGATAGTCAAAATCTTGTACGGGATATTCCCAAAATTTTTTGCTAGTGTTGTTTGCAGACTGTGAAGGATGGTCCATTCCACTAAACTTGTTAGTATAGTTGCTAGTCGATTTAAAGTAATTTATATCATTTATCAACATAAATTCGACTTTCGTTGGTAATTTTTTTAGCAATATGTTCTTGTGTTATCACAGGATGTCTATTAGTTTTACTAGCCCATGTATTGTATTTGTCTAATGCTTTGTTAAAATTTAAAACTTTTTCTAATTTGTCAGACATAGTATTACTTTTAATAGGAATACGACTAGGCATTTGCTTACAATTATTCAACCTATCAATAAAACTATGAAGATTACACAAATCTTCCATTATACTTTGACAATCAAAACTGTACACAGGATCTTTGGTTTGTTTATACATACTTGAAAGATACCTAATTCGGCTATAGTCTTGCAAACTTACACCATGTGATTTTTGTACACTATGATCCAATCCTGTGATATCTTTCATTACATTGTCAACGTCTTGGTGTAAACTATCATATTCTACGCCTTGAGTTACATTGAAATTGTCTTTTGCCCAGTACTCGTATTCACCGTATTCTTTTAGTTTTTCGTTAAAATATAATAAATCTATATTACGATAACGATTTATGTTGTGTACGTCTATTCTTTCATCGACTGAATAGACATTTCTCACGTTAGTTTCTCGTCTGATACTCCAACTAAGTGCATATTCAAAAGGATCTCTTGTGCAATAAAATATTTGATCAAACTTTTTATTACACACATTGTATAATTGTGTATAGTCTTCTTGTTTGGTTCGTAATCTTCCATGTATGTGATAATTGGCAATCCTACTGACTATAGAATTTCTTGAATCTGTAATTAATTGCGTAATTTCTTCGACGCTTTGATTGTAACCAATATCCGAGTCCTTAAACAAATTTCCATCTTGACTGCTTAGTCCGTTTAATAGTTCATGTGTATTCCAATATTTTTTTCCGGCACAATTAAGGTACACAGTAAGAACACGTTGAAGGTAGGTACTTCCTACTCCATCCGGTGTGAGTATAAGATAATTCATGGTTTATATACAGCTATAAAAATATCATTATGTTTGTGATGTTGTATCCATTGTAACACATGCTTCTGGGCAAAGTCAAGTATCAGTTGGTTCTGTTCACGTATTCTGGAAAACATAGTTTCGTCATCTTCATACCATGAATAGTCAGGGTAGGTGATATCCCATCCACCTGCTTGTTTCCACCAAACAAAACTACTACTGTCTTCTCTGTATATCAACTGTATCCATGCTTCTGGATATTTTTTGATTATTGCATCAAAATGATAACACCATTCGTGACTCATTAACAGTCTTGTTCCTGAACGTTCAAATGGTTCTTCCAAGTTCTCTTCGTCTAGTATAGCAGGAAACTCCATGCCTGTACCAAAGTATGCTTCTTTGTGTCCTGAGTATTGATTGTGAGTGTAAACTCTGTGTGGTGCTCTGTCACTGCTATCGTAACGTACATCTTGTTTGATTTCCTGTGCTATGCCACTCCAACGTGATCCAGGCACACCTGTAAAGAATATGTATTTGGGTAATCCGTTTTTCATTTTGGTAACATTATCCTGTCTATGTTTCTTGGACACACTGCAACCACATGATAGTTGTATTGCTCTTCTAGTAGTTCTATTGCACGGTCTTGATTACGATAATCTGGTTGTGCTTCACATACTATTAGTGGTTGGTAGGTTCTAATGGTTTTATCTGCACCTTTGATTATATCATATTCAAAGCCGTCTGTATCTATTTTGATGTAATCTACATTTGTCAAATTGAAATCATCCAGTGGATATATAGTGTCTTTCCAGTCTGGGTTGCCATAGTTTCCGTCAGTTCTTGGATATTCACATATGGTATTGCCTACACAACATCTGAAGTAGGTTACCTTATCTTTACGTATATTACGTGGAAATAGTTTTCGGAATCTTGGATCAAATCCATACACATGTCCAAAATGTTCTTGCAGATAACGTGTGTACTCTCCATCCCTACAACCAATATCAACTGCATTGCGAAAATGTTTTACATAAGGTTGGCTCAATAGCCACGTTAGTTTGCAGTGATGGTTGGGAAACTCCTGTATGCCATCTGGACTATGAAAGAAGTCTTTCTCATACCATTCGTTTTCGAATATATAAGACTCAGGCAAAAACACTGTTGGTTCGATTGGATAAGACATACTATTAATTATCTACATAGTTAATCAGATAAAAATAAACCAAAACGAATTAAAAGGTTGACATATACTAGAAGTATGTTATTATTAATTATAGTTAGAAACAAGGAGAGCTAGATGATTTCAAAAGAATTACAAACTGCATTAGATGCAATGAGGGCAATTAGAGATACAGAAGAAATGCATGTGTTGGCGTCAGAATATAACAGACATGTAAACTTTTTAAGAAAGCAAAAAGGTTCTAACGTTGTATTAGGTGATAAAATTGTTTGGAAATATGGTGGACTTGAGAAAACAGGTACTGTTGTAAAGGTAAACAAGGTATCGGTTGAAGTACAGAATGTTGGTAATACTCCGTTTGGTGCAACTAGAACCAAAGTTGACAAGAGTTTAATTACTGGAAAGGTGGCTGCATAATGTTAAAAATTTGGGGAAGTATATTAATGGTGCTCAGTTTATTTGTAATGGCTGGCGTACCTACTGAGAGTTTACCTATTATGATAGCAATTATGTTGTTTGGTATGATGGGTTTTATACAAGGTTTTATTATGTTAAGGTTGGAGAAGTAGATGGTTACTCAATATGAAGGCGTTCCATTAATGAAAATTGAAGATTGTACAATGAGAAACTTTTACACAAGTTTAGAAGCACAGTCTTATATTCCTGCTATTGCTAAGTTGAGAAGTAAAATTAGATATGCTTTTCAAGATAACCAAGATCAAATGACTACAAAAAATATAAGAAGAAGTCCTGGTGTAAGTGCACCACGTGCAAAGGAAATTTTTGCACTAGCAGAAGAACTAGGTTATAAAGTTCTAAAATTACAAACAGTTTATATATAAGGAGAAATAGTATGTGGAAAGCAGTATTAGTTGTGTGTTCAATGACATCACCAGATAAATGCGAAACTTGGACGGACGCAATTGGTCCTAGTAAGAGCTACGAAGCATGTGTAACTAGAGCATTAGAAATGAATGCAGATGCATTTGAATGGTTACAAGGTTGGAAAGGCGAACAAGCATGGAAAGGTCGTTCTTATCAATGTGATAAACTTCCAGGTGGTATGTTATAATGTTAAAAGAATCTCTAGACTTATTTGTAAATCCTGTGTATGAACGTACAAAAAGAAATGACCGTTCGTACACTGCTACAACAGAATATGTTACCAGAAGACTTAAAAACTTGGTGTCTGAATACAAGACTAGTTCTTGCATATCTGAGATGACTAAACCTCCTAGTGAGTTACAAACACTAAGACTCATTCGTGATGAAGTTGATCACAATATTAGACGTTATCATGGATACAGCATTAAAGGTTCAATTGGTGCTCATTATAAACAAGTTGGAGTTACAAAAGGTATATTTGAACACATGGTTCCTGCAAGCACAGTAAGAGATTTATTATTAGCAGAAGTGATTACTCCTTATCAAGCATGCAATATGCCAACCTGTTTACTAGCAAAGAACAATGATAAACTGTTAAAGAAGCACGGATTGAATAGCACTACTCCTAATATATATAATTTTTGGCTTAGGTACGAGAAGTGTTTTAGTACTATTGGACAGTTTAAAACATATGATGGAACCGCTATACTTACCTCAGAGTGGACATTAGATAACCATTTCGATTACTTTGGTTGACATTCTTTAAATATATGTTATACTGTTTGTACAGTTAGAAATTAGGAGCATACTATGATTAAAGAAGCATTGTTAACATTACAGTTTTTATTCTCAGACCCTGCACAACATGCATGTCTAGCCAAGAATATCTATTTTGAAGCACGTAATCAAAGCACTGCAGGACAGATTGCAGTATCACATGTTGTTCTCAATAGAGTTAAAAGCACTAGATATCCAAACACAATATGCGAAGTTGTAGAACAAGGATTAACTTCAAGATGGTGGAAAGAAGCCAAAGGCAAAACTGTGATGCTTAGAAACAAGTGCCAGTTCTCATGGTACTGTGATGGATTATCAGATGAGCCCAAAGAAAGAACCACATGGAGAAATGCACTGATAGTTGCAAAAGATGCTTATACATTGTGGAATCTTGGTAGAGATATATCAGACGGTAGTATGTGGTATCATGCACAAAATGTAAAGCCACGTTGGAGACACGACTTTGATTATGTAACACGTATTGATGATCATTTGTTTTATCGTACCAAAAACTATAAAAAGGTTAACAAGAATTTGACTTCTTCTAAATAGATGCTACAATGTGTACATGTTGTTAGAGAAGCTGACAACAATTTAAACTAGATACGGAGTAATCTAAATGAGTAAGACAACTAAGCAGGACATGGTCCTAGAAGCACTACAATCAGGCGAAAGATTAACATCAGCAGATATCAAATCTAACTTTGGTGTTGCTAATCCTGGTGCAACTATCCAAGCATTAAAATTTGCTGGTAACCCAATTTTCTTAAACACAATTGGAAAAAAAGGTAACAAGTCAAAGGTTTATACTATGGGTACAAAAGCACCTAGAGAAGTTATTGCCGCTGGTTACAGAGCTTTAGCACAAAGAGCTGTTGCTTAATTTAGATCTTTAAAGATCCCCGGAAAAGCCACTTTCGAGTGGCTTTTCTTTTGAATAAAATAAATTTTTGATAAGTATGCATATGAAGAATGTTTACATGGCACAAATGAGCTTGGAACTGCCAGGTAGCAACTATTATTACTATCCATACAGTGTCGGGGTGGTTTGGGCATATGCAACAACTCAAGAAGGTATAGTTGAAAACTATACACTT